GACTTATCGGAGCCGGGATACTAGCATATCCAATCACGACGCGGGGTGGAGCAGTCAGGTAGCTCGTTGGGCTCATAACCCAAAGGTCGGTGGTTCGAATCCATCCCCCGCTACCAGAACAAAATCAAGGGGTTAGGAAATTTCCTGACCCCTTGATTTTTGCCTCTCGAAGACCGATTCCAACCCTACTTCCAACCTGCGGCCTATAAAAAAGGGCGGCCGCAGCCGCCCCGTGTTTGTCTGCCCGAAGCATTGGCGCCTGACGTACCGCTACCACGGACGCCCCGTTATGGAGTGGTGTCCGGGGTAGGGGGGGTTGAGGTAACCGTGCTGCCCGTCGCTGCTCCTATGCCAGGCGATATAGACGCGTGATGACTGGCTCGCCGCCGCCTCGTCTTTGGCGGCCCTGATGGCCGCTCTGCGTCCTACAGTCGGACGATACTCCTCTCGTCCACCATCGTGGACGATAACCACTTCGTACGTCATAACGCACCTCCTCGTCCATATCTGTAATGTTATTGCGATATGTACCGCTCCCAGCTCGGCCTGTCCTCGACGCGAATGTGGAAGACCTCTTGCCTCGTCGAATCCGTGACGATCCAGTAGTGCGGATGGTCCGGCCAACGATTCCCGCCGCTCGTTCTGCCTTCAATCCATGCGCTTCCGGCCTTCAGGAGACGCCCCAACCGACGCTTGTGGTACTCGGATGCAATCATGATTCAACCTCCTTCCTGTGCTTTGCAAGGCACCGACGCATCGCCTCGTGCCGCCGTCGCGCCTTCCTCGCGGTCCTGCGCTCCCACCAGTAAATCGCCACCAGACCCGCAATGCCCATCGCCAAGTAAAAACCAGTTGATGCTTCCATACCATGCCCTCCTCGCTGGACGCAAGAAGGGCATGGAATTGCCTCGGTTCATAACAAACCGCCGGGGCCTCGCGGCTGCCCGATTCCATGCCCTAAATTGTGAGTTGATTGTCCAAAACGAAAATGCCCCATGACGGCGGGACCCCCGGTTATGATTTAGGCACCTATATCGTTGCACGATGCTCGCTGCGATGTCAAGTAAAATCCCCGCACCCTACCCCTCCCGGGGTGCCGATAGTCTCTCTACGTTCATCGTGGCGCGCTTAGGCGCCGCTCTCGGGCAAACACGGCGAACTGCTCACCGCCATATCAGCCGTGGACAGGCTGAAGAAGACAGGGCCGAAGGATAATTCGGGACCCATGGGTCCCGAATTAGGCAGGTCTGCGGATCAGACCGCTCGAGTGGACCGGCTGAAACAACGCGGTGGAGATCGAAGATCAATTAGGCCAACTGGCCTAATTGAAGATCAGGCATCTGCTCACCGCCATATCAGCTGTGGACAGGCTGAAGCGACGCGGCGGGGATCGAAGAGCAATGGGGTCCCCGGACCCCATTGCTCCGTGCAGGTCTGCTGATCAGACCGCTCGAATAGTTGGCGCATCCGGCATGACGGAAGAATAATTTTAGGTCCCTGGACCTAAAACTTGGATCATCGCGAGAAGAGACTGCCCGCATCGAAGATCAAAAGGGCCACGTGGCCCCATTGATCCGGGCAGGTCTGCCGAAAGATAATTTGGGATCAATTGATCCCAAATTAGGCAGGTCTGTCGTCGCGGCCGTGGACAGGCTGAAGCAGGCGGGACGGAAAAATAAATTAGCGCCAACTGGCGCTAATTCTCTCAAGTCGGCATCCGAGACGGCAAATGTCATCGGTACATTTGTGATCCCCGGGCCGACCCATGACGGGTCGGCCCAGGTTGTCACTAACGAGCCCGAAGGCCCGGCCGGGTCACAAGCGGAGGTTATCATCGCGGCCTGGTATCGTGACCGGGATGTAGCTTGCCCGCAGCTGCCGGTGTTGTTTCATGAAACGAGGGCACCGCCGGCTGGCCCTCGTCGGCGCCACCGGGATAACCCGCCCCCCGCCGCAGGGGCCCAATACCTGAGATGATCAGGCACCGATTTTCATGGCGGGGCCTCGAGAGCCCCGCCCGCTGAGGGTTTAGCCCCGAGTCTCCAGGGCCACGAAGTGAGACTGCGAGTTGCCAGCGCCGCCCTTGTAGGGAGTCACGGGAGACGCAAGCACCGGCTGGCCGTCCACGCGGTAGACGAACCGGAAGACCGATTCATCGTACACGAACCGGACGTGGATGCTAACGTCGGTCTGCATCCCGCCCTTCTCGGCCAGGATGTAACCGCCCGCCAGGTCAGCGAAGATGATGTCCCCGACTGTGCCCAGGCTCGCGCACTGCTCGACGGGGATCACGGGCCGGCCCAGCATGGTGTTGTAGGGCTGCGCCGCGAGGCCGCCCGCCGGCTGGAAGATGGGAGCGCCGCCCGTGCCGACAGACAGGCTCATCGTCCAGAGCTGCGGGAAGCAGTTCTTGTTCACGAGCCACACCGCCGACGAGGGGTTGAGCTGGCGCGAGTACATCTTGACGATGTTCTCGGCCATGATCGTCCCGGCCTTCTGTCCAGGCTCCTTCGCCACGGAGACAAGGCAACCGGAATTCAGAATCCCAAGGGGCTGGCCCGCGCCGGTCCCGTTGATGATCGCATCGTCGATGCGGAAGCCAAACTCGGATGCGAAGGCCTGCGGGATGACCGTATTGAGGACCGATGCATCGGCCAGGAGCTCGTCCGACGTGTAGCACAGGCCGATGAGCTTCTTGAGGCTCAGCTCGAGCTGCCGGAATTTCGGCTTGCTCTTGGTTTTCTCCTCCGCTTCCGCGGCCCAATAGCCGAGGACTCCTCCGAACCGAGTCGAGGCCCTGGAGGTTTCATCGAAGGCGTTGAGCTTGATGCCGTTGGAGTTGCCGGAAATCTGAATTCGCCGGCAGAGCTTCGCCAGCAGGCCCGTCTCGTAAGCAGCCTTCAGCAGCTCCTGGCTGAAGTCCTGCTGAACGAGGAAGCCGCCATCGCTCGGGACAGTCTCGCTCAAGCCGGCGGCGGCCCGGATCTGGTGCAGCCGCTCGTCCATGCGGCCGCCGGGAATCCCCGCGTCGCGCACGGCAGCCAGCTGCTCGCCGAGGTTGGCGAAGGGTCCGTAGGTCCGCGAAGCACCCGGTCCCTGCACCGTGAGGGGCTTGTCCGAGAGCTGCGCCCGGAGGGCGTCAACGGCCCCGGCCATCTCGGCCCTGTCACTCTGCTCCTGAGCCGTGAGGGGCTTTCCCGAGGCGGCCTTGAGGTCGATGTCGCAAATTCTCGCCGTGAATTTCTGGATCTTATCGAGGATCTCATTCTGAGTCATGGTAAATGCTCCTTGATTTTTTTATTTGTGCTCAAAATATCCCCCGAAGTGGTTTGCAGCCGGCTTCGAGGTACTGGCGGCCGTCCGACGGCTCGGGAATGGTTTGCAAGCCGGTTCCCGAGTGTCGTTGCTGGCCCGTTTTGTTAGTGTGCAAACGATATATATTCAATCGCTGCCTCACCTGCATCTCGCAGGGGCGACAGGGTTCGCCACGGCCCGCCGCGAGGCCCGCCGCCGCTGCATCCCGCAGCGAGGCGACCCGTCCGTTGCCGTGACTTCGGGACCCGCATCCCGCGGGCCCGCGTCGATTTCATTCAAATCGCAAAATAGTGGACAGTTGCCGTACCACTCCCGGCTTTCGGCGTCGAGCAACTCGTAAAGCTCACGCGCTAGCGCGATGTCCTGGGCCGTGATGCCCTCGGGTCCGATCTCCGTGAAAATCGGATGGTGAACGGGCCGCAGCCGCTTCGGCACCTTCCGCGCCCAGTCTGGCAAAGGCATGATGTTAACGACCGTCATGGTTTCCACCCCGCTTCGCGGCATGCCGTAACCGCACCTCGGCCGCCTTCGCCTCGAAGTCTTCAATAATGGCGCGCTCGCTGGCCTTCAAGGCCTTCTCATGCAGCCTGGCCTTCGACGGGGACGCAACCGGCAGCCGAGCCTTCGCCGCCTCGTACTGGATCAAAACCCGCGCCGCCTGGACGCGCACCGCGTCCGGCGCCGTCTCACCCGTCACGACGGCCCGCAGATAGGCCTCGGCGCTATCATAACGGTCCTGGTTCGATCTGTCTTTCATCGGTCGCCCTCGGCGAACGGACTTTCCCGTCTGCATCGCTATCCCCAAGCCTGAATTTTGGTTTTCACAACATTTTTTCCGCGTGGGAACCCTGCCGGTTTACGAGCCGGCGCGGTTCCTGAAGAGTCGATCCCCCTACCCCTACGCCTCGCCACCGCACTGCGTTTCCAGCCAGCGTATCTGATCCATGAGCAGCGCACGCGCAGCCTGAAGTTGTTCACGGTAGAGGCCATCAAGCAACCGCTCGGTGTTGCGGCACAGGTGCATCTCCCTGGCAATGTCGGCGACGACGAGCTCGTACTGCTTTGCGAAATCATCGAGCCGGTCCGGGTCCTTCGCCAGACTTCTCAGGCGCATCATTGAGCAGGGTCCGAATTTTTCGTCTTGCATCTTGATTCTCCCTTCAGAGGCCTCTTAAAAATTAACTCTCTATCCCGCTGCCCGGCCGGTTACGCACTCTGGATTGCCGATGATTTTTTTTGGCTCGTGCCGGGGCGTCCACCAAGTCGTCGCCGCCGTGAAGCCCGAGGCCCCCGGCCTCCCACCAGGCGTTTTCAAGGCAGAGAAGCGGCCCCTTCCTCCCGGCAAGGACCTGCCCGACGAGCACCGGCCGCCCGTCAAGCTCAGCCTCCCGCAGCCCAACAACAGTCCGTCCGTCGCGGGTGTTCGCCCTGCCGCTCTTGATGGCCGCATCTCGGTTCCAAGCCTTAAGCATCGTGTCCTCCCCTCACCTCGGTTGCGGTCCCTTAAATCCGTTATAGACCCACTGGCAGCTCTCACGCGCAAGCCTGTCAAGGCGTGCCTGATCCTCGGCGCTCCGCTCAATGGCCTTGGGTGCCTCTTCTGCCGGTGCTACCGGTGCGTTCTTCTGCATGAATCGCTGCATGGCGGTCTTGATCCTTTCTTTGAAGGTTGGGAACAAATCAGGTTGCGCGTCCATAATCGATCGCCTCTGCTATTTTGTTGAGCCCTCGGGACAGCGAATAATTTAGCGGCTCGTCCTCTGCCATGGCATTTCCGATCCCATCAAGTGCGTTTGCTACCTTCTCAATGGCGGTTATTAACCTGTCAATCTGTTCCTCGGTCATGATGTCATCCCTTTCAATCGTCGTATCCGAATCTGTTTTTACTGCGCCGCTGCTCGTCCTCGACTTCCTCCGTGGTCAACCGGGCGTGTCAACTAAACCCCCTATAGGGGGGGGTTTTAG